GAGCCAGTACGGTGGCCCGGATAGCAATACCCTATAATATAAAAATACCGAAAAATGATACAGTATCTTGTTGAGCCAGAGGAGTAAAATCCTGTGGCTCTTTTTATATATTATACAGGTTAAACAAGCTTTTTGAAATACCCTGCCGGAACAAATTCAAAAACAAACCCTTCTGTCGGATGCGGGATCCGGATGAAGTACCACTTCTTGCCTTTTACGGTTTCGGTGTATTTCATCACATCTACAACCGCATTCTTTTTAATCACCGGGAACATTTTCGCCTGAGTCTTGCCGGCTGCACTGTAGCATTTGCAATCCTTTGTGAATCTGGCCACATAAGCTACTGTGTTCTGTTTCTTCTCTGCATTAGATGTGACAGTCTGATCTCCGGTATAGCGTAAGATGCAATTCCACGGATAATTTCTATAGCTGCGAATCAGAAACTCTTTTCCGGTCTGATCTCCCGGCTGTCCGCCATGTGCGGTGCCTTTTTCGTTGATCGAGGCTTCTACCTCTTTACCAGCTCCACAATACATCGCAACATGATGAGCTTCATTCAGCAGCACATCGCCACGCTTTAACCCTGTTCCGGTTCTTCTGTTGACAGAGGCGGTAATATCTTTGAATCCGTTCTTTAGGAACACATTTTTCATATCTCCGGTGTATGTAGCACCACCAGACTTAACCGGAACTCCGGCGTTCTGCCATGCCTGGATCACAGCAGAAGAACAGTCGTAATCTCCTTTTTCTCCCCAGCGGTAGTCCTGATCGTAGCCATGAGAGTCATCTTTCGCCCATGTTTCCATCTGTCTTATTGCTTTTTCTGTCTTTGTCATTTCAACACCTTCTTCCTTATCTATGCTATCAGCATATGTATGGATCATGTTTATGACAGCTTTCTGCCTGTCTGCGTAATCTCCTACCTGATTCGGAGTCGGGTCTGCAGGATCCTGACACAGTGTTGTATAAATCTTGTCTGCGGTGTACGGTTCTGGAGTCTTAGATAAGATTCTCTTCAGCGCATCAAAGCCACCCTGATGTAGGATATTGATACATTCCATCATGGCACTATCTGGCATGGTTCCGTAGGCTTTTTCAATGATTGGAATATACGCTCGTATCTGGTCTTCCATGTACTGATCCTGGCATTTCTTCCCCAAGCCAGTGCTGATGATGCTAATAATACACTGACCTTTCGCAGATTCTGCTGTCACAGCATATGTATCCCAGTTCTTCATCAGGAGGTCGGATTCCATCCCGGCATTGTCCATATCCTTAAATATCTTCGGATTGGCTCTCTGGATCCGGTGCAGTAGTTCTTTTGCTTCTCCTGCGTACCACTGGCCCGCGCCAATGGTAATTGCAATCTCATTGTCACAGTTCGCCCCTACTCCGGCAAAACAGGAATAATCCTGTCTGCCATAGACCTGATCTCCGGATTCCACTGCGTACAGTATTTTCCTCAACACAATTACATTTTGCTTATCCATAAGCATTTCCTCCCAAAGGGATGATTCCTCATCCCCTGAATCATTCGTCTTTATTTGTCTGTTTGATGATCTGGTTCACATATGTAGAAAGACCGGCAATCAGGATTCCCTGTGTGATTGCTGTAAAGATTGCCATTGCAATATCCTGTCCGGTACCGCAGGTGCAGGTGGCAAACACATAGATTGCACAGATTGCAATGCTGATCCCGCCAAGGATGAGCGGGATGTACTTATCCTTTACTGCCTGTGCCTGCTTTAATGCCATCCCTACGAAATATAAGGCAATTGCTACTACGATGAGTTCCGGCTTTACATAGTTTGTGATCTGCTCCATGTTTATTCCTCACTTTCCTGTTCTTCCGGCATTGCCAGAAGCTTATGATATAATTCTGTTGCTACATCATTGCCGCCTAAGTTATGATATGCGCAATATACTTTTTTGATAGATTCTTTTGCGTAGATTGGACAATACTTCCGGTCCTTATACTTATTGTAATTTCCTACAATGCTCTCTCTGAGAAGTGACTGTACCCCTTCCGCAATTGCAGCATTCTTTTTCTGTTCTTCTTTAAGCCGCTTGGATACTCCCCTATATCCCATCCCGAGCAGTGCTGATATAATCGCAAACAGCCATTCGACCCAGTGAATCTGTATGTAATTAATAAGTTCCACTCATTCTTTCCCTTTCTCCGTTTTTGCGCCGGCGCAATTTAAAAGAGGCAGTGCGTCCCTTATTTGCACCACCCCTTTTGTAACTTTCTCACGCCGCTTCCAGCGCATCCAGGCACTCTCCTACTACAGCACGGAGATTAAATAAGTTCGGCACCTGTTCTCTTGTGTATACCCCAGTAAGTACCAGAGATACCCATGTCTTTACAAGGCCACTGTTCTTTGTAAACTTCATTTGTCAGATCCTCCTTTCTCCAAAATTTTATAAACAACCTCACGCAGGTTTCCGATGTTCGGAACCTGTTCTTTTGAGTATTGTCCGCTTTCTACTAATCTTACCCAGGTCTTTACAAGACCACTGTTTTCATCAAATTTCATTCTGTTGTTCCTCCCATAATCTGAGCTAACATAATACTAAGTTCTCCGATCGCGCTGTCATTTTGTTCCTGCATCTGAGCTAACATAATGCTCAGCTCTCCGATCGCACTGTCGTTCTGAATCTGTTTTTCTGTGTCTTCTGTCTTTCTGGTCTTTTTCACGTCACGCATTAAAGCACCCCCATTCCAATCGCCCTTAAAGCAATCTCTCCTGTTGAGTTGTTTGCTGTAACCTTCACTCTCGCCGCGACCGCCCATTTCTCTGCAGCCTTTGCAGTGTTCTGAAATGTATGATTGCCCGCCGAATCCGGAGCGTAAGTCTCCCAAGCTGGAGAAGCATCGTTTGCATTGTTTGCGACCCAGATCTCTTTTGTGACCTTGTCATCTGAAACGAGGTCTAAAAGAACGACCATCTTCTGTGCTCTGTCGGCAGTCTCCTGCGGATGTGTCTGTACATCCAGAATAGTCCCGATGCGGATGTGCGCCGCAGATGATCTTGCTTCAGAGAGGCTTCCTGAGTCTGTTGATACAACTCTCAGATATACTTCTCCGGATGCCCCGGTTACTTTTATTCTGAATTTAGTTCCCACATCTTCATTCGATGCGGATGCTGCAGATACCCATTGCTCGCCTACGTATTTTTCAAGGCTCGTAAATTCCTTGCTGTTTGAGAATCCTGAGTTCCCGGACATCTGAACCTTGAGCGTCTGTGTATCCCCTTCAGAATCTGCTCCGATGTTGAATTCTACATAGAAGTCACTGTCCCGGCGTTCTCCGTTTGCCGGAGATATGATCGTCGGAGCAGCAGCAGGGCCGTTCTTCTTTGTGAACGTGTACGTGACTGTTGTTGCCGCGTTCTTTGTGTCTGTCGCAGTAATCGCCACAGTGTGGCTTCCGATACTTAATGCGGACCAGTATTTGCTTAGCACAAGTGAGAAGCTCCCGGAGGACTGGCTTTGGTAGGATTCCTTTTGTGTTCCGTCGATCTTTACGATGATGTTGAATTTATCGCCATCGGAATCGTTTATGGTGTAGTCAATGTTTATCGGTTTGTTCAGTTCGCCGTAACTTTTGCTGGCCGGGGCAATCTGTGGGGCAGCGTTCAGAACTCGGAGGGCGGGGCGCCAGCCGATATAGTTGTAGTAACTGCTCGAATTGTCGCCGCCCCAGTAGCGCGCGCCATAGCAGCCACGACAAGCCCTGTATGAACTTCCGTCTGTTGTTGTGTTCTGGCACCAGCTATAGCAACCGGCCCAGTTCCAGATCTTGTTATGGGCTGTTGCAAAGTTGGCAGATGAGCCGCTGTTCTGAAGATCCTGGCTCTGCGGTGTCGGAAGTCCAGAGAACTTCCCAAGGTTTCCGATGTATTTATCCCATTCGTTTGATGCTGCGGTTTCTGTCTGAGCAGAGGAGCTCGCTCCGCCGGTCAACATGAATAATTCATACTGCTGTCCGTCAATGGTTATCTTCTTTCCTCTCCCTTTTGTTCCGCAGAATCCTAATGTGTTCAGTCTGTCCCATGTAATGTTACACAGTAAGTTCCTGTCGCAGATCAGAATCTTATCACTTCCGTCGTTGACCTCCACCCACTGCAATTTGTAGGCATCATTTGAATCTGTGTCTTTGATTCCAATAGCATCCGATCCGTTTCCGTAATCCAGTAGATTTCCTGTAGATGGTGCTGACCCGTTTGTGCCGTACCATGGCTTCGTAGGCCTTGCTTTCTTTGCATTTGCCACATACAGTGTACCAAGTTTATGTATGGTTCCGTTTGCCATAGCTTCCTAACTCCTTTCTTTTCTTGGGGCTTATATCCCCAAATTTCCAATCTTTATCTTCAATCTGAATGTAATCATACTTCTCGAATATTTTCTTGGCCAGGTTGTAGCTGTTGCTGTGTCTGGCATGTCCAAGCCAGGCGTTTACAGCCTGCTGTGCCTGCTTCTTTGTCAGCCTTCCAGATTGCACCTTTTCATCAATCTTTTTGATCCTGCGTTTCATAGCTGCCTTGGAGCTGTTTCTTACTTCCAGATGCGTTGTATGAATCCTAAAGCCAAGGGTGTTAATTCCTTGTGCCAATGCATAGATATGAGTCTTCTCGTTTAGTTCAAGATCAAGATGGTCTTTCACGTATGCTCTGATCTTTGCAAGGACATTTCTTGCAGTCTCTCTATCCTTAACAATAATGCAGATGTCATCCATGTACCGGACGTACCACTTTAATCCCAGGTACCGTTTACAGAACTGATCTACTTCATTTAGGTAGATATTCGCAAAGTCCTGGCTTGTCACATTACCCAGCGGTAATCCTTTCTCGCCCTCCGGGCTGCTGTCCACGATCATGTCCAGAATCCGGAGAAAATCCTGTTCTGATTCCGGTATTTTCTTTCTGTATATTGTTTTAAGGATGTCCCGGTTTATGGAATAGAAGAACTTTCTCACGTCAATCTTAACAATGTAAGGTTCTTCATACTTCCACTGCGCCAGGCGCATATAGTGCTGGATGCGGTGCACCGCTTCATGCGTGCCTTTATCCTCTAAGCAGGCGTAAGAATCTTTTATGAATACTGGTCTGTAAACTCCCTGAAGCACGGTATGTATCGAGAACTGGACGATCTTGTCCCGGATGTGCGGGGCATGTACAAGACGTTTCTTCGGCTCGTATACATAGAATTCTATGTAACTGCCGGAGCGGTACGTTTTGTCCTTCAGTTCCTTTCGCAGGCCTCTGAGCTTTCTTTCTTTCGACATCGAGAAGTAAATTGCTTCTTTTCGATACTTTCTTTCAGCGCTCTGTGTCCGTTTATATGATTCTTCCATGTTGTTAGTGTCATAAATTTTTTCGTATAGTGACATTAAAGCTTCCTTTCGATTCGATTTAATGTCTTTGTTCATGTGTTTACGCTTCTAATCTGAAGCGATGGATTATGTCTCCCCTATTCTTAATTAATAAGTCACGCTGTCAAAGTCGTAACCTTAGCAGTCGTATGTGTAAGATAGTGCGGGGCGCCAGCCGATATTGTTGTTGTAATTGTTCGAATTGTTGTTGTTCCAGTTGCGCGCGCCATTGTAGCCACGATAAGCCCAAACAGACATAACCCAATGTTTTATGCGGTCTTCATTAGGCCGCCGGTAATCCTTCCGATCTCCGCGATGCTGTCTTGCAGCTGTTCTGCCTTCTTCTGCGTGATATATTTCTGACCTCGTGACACAGAAGTTAAAACAAGCAGGTATTTCAACTCCGCA